GATTTTAATAGGCGCAAGAGCAATATTAAACAATGTGATGTCTGATAACGATATCAGACGTATGCAAATCTGTGTAAAAGTAGACAATCAACCCGCATTAAGGTTTGCTAAAGCACTACAGTTTGAGGTAGAGTGCAAGCTAAGAAAGTACGGTCCAGAGGGGGCCGACTATTATTCTATGGCGAGGTTTGACTAATGGGCGGACTGTTTGGCGGAAAAAAGAAATCGAAACCGGCTCCGGTAGTCGAGAAAGAAGTGGCGGCTGAAAAAGCACAAGAACGTCAGGAAGAGCGTGTAACAGCGCAAGAAAAGACGGAATCACAAGCAGCACAACAGCGGCGGCGAGTCCGTAGATCTGGCGGAATGCGATTGTTGTTCTCTCCATTGCGACAAGAAGGGCCGGGTGGCCAGATGAAAACCAAACTAGGCGGTGATTAAGATGGTTACTCGCCCCAGGTCTTACACAGATGCCATTACAAGAAAACCAGCAAAAGATCTAAAAACGCTTGGTTCTAACATTTTGTCAGACATTCAAATGGGGCTGGGCTTCAAAGAAAAAACATCTGACTATCAAGCAAGAACTCGCCGCACTAGAGATCGTATGGCTGCTGAAAGAGAAAGAAAAAAAGCCAGTGGTGGAGGCGATAGAAAGCCAGCAAAAAAAGTTGCTCCGCAAAAAACACCGGAGCAAATAGCCAAAGAAAAAGAACGGGCAGAAGGTCAAGAGCGCCGTAAGAAATTTGAACAAAAGCGCGGTAAATTTGTTGCGAAACGCCGTGCGCTGTTGAGGAATATTATGAATGACTAAAATCAAGAATGATGAAAGAGTTTATCGCAAGGTAATGGCTGTTGAAGAGCCTAAGCCAGAACCTCAAAAGAAATCAGCGCCTAAAAAGAAAGCAAAATCTGGTGGTAAAAAAAGCGCATCAAAATCCTAAAGGTGGACTGAACGCTGCCGGACGTGCTTACTTTAAGCGCAAAGAGGGATCTAATCTAAAGCCTCCCGTCAAATCCGGCGATAATCCCCGCAGAGCGTCCTTCCTTTCTCGCATGGCGGGGAACTCCGGGCCGGAGCGTGATAGCAAAGGTCGTCCTACTCGCCTACTGTTGTCCCTCCGCGCCTGGGGTGCTTCCTCCAAAGCAGATGCTAGAAAGAAAGCGGCGGCGATAAGTAAAAGGAATGAAGCAAATGCCTAAACTATCGATCAGAGAAGTCATGGCTCGAGAGGCTAAGGCACAGGCTCGAAAGGATGAATGGCGCACAATCTATGAAGATTGTTATGAATTTGCCCTGCCCCAGCGCAATCTTTACAATGGATATTATGAAGGCAAAACTCCCGGCAAGGGGAAGATGCAAAGAGTTTTTGATAGCACTGCAATGGCTTCCACTAAGAGATTTGCCAATCGTTTGCAATCTGGGTTGTTCCCCCCCAACCGCAAATGGTGTCGTCTCGAACCCGGTTCTGCTGTTCCTCCACGGGATCGGGAACGAGCGCAACAGATCTTGGATGCTTATGTTGATATAATGTTTGACCAATTGCGCCAGACCAGCTTTGATCTAGCGATGGGTGAGTTTCTCTTAGATCTTTGTGTTGGCACAGCTGTAATGATGGTAATGCCCGGTGATGAAGTTACGCCTGTTAGATTTTTGGCTGTGCCTCAGTATTTGGTTGCCATTGAAGAGGGCGCATATGGCATTGTCGATAATGTTTATCGAAAGCTGCGCATCAAAGCAGAGTCAATTACCAGAGAGTTTTCAGACGTTCAGTTGACGCCAGAGTTAGAGGATGCAATTGATCGACGCGGATCTGAAGAGTTAGATCTCTTTGATGCAATTATCTTCGATCAGGAAACTGGCCGGTATCATTATCACGTTGTTTGGCCAGCCAAGTCACAAGAAATTGTTTATCGTGAAATGCCATCCAGCCCATTTATTGTTGCCCGGTTCAGCAAAACCGCTGGTGAAATTTATGGTCGTGGTCCTTTGGTTGATGCGATCGCTGATATTAAAACGCTTAACAAAACGCTCGAGCTTGTTTTGAAGAATGCAAGTCTTGCAATATCCGGCGTATATCTTGCGGCAGATGATGGTGTTCTTAATCCACAGAACATTAAAATACAGCCCGGATCAATCATCCCCGTAGCAAGAAATGGTGGGCCACAAGGCGCATCTTTGGCCCCATTGCCCAAAGCCGGAGATTTTAACACAAGTCAAATCATTATTCAGGATCTAAGAGTAAACATCAAAAAGATCCTAATGGATGATACATTGCCGCCGGACACAATGTCGGCTCGATCTGCAACGGAAATAGCGCAACGCCAACGTGAACTGGCAACAAACCTTGGATCTGCTTTCGGTCGTTTGATGACTGAAATTATGAACCCACTTGTTTCCAGGATCTTGTTTGTCCTAGATCGCCAGGGCTTGATTGATATGCCATTGAAAGTCAATGGCGTCCAAGTTAAAGTTGCTCCGATATCGCCGTTGGCGGAAGCGCCAAAGATGGAGGAAGTTAATCAACTTCTAAGCTTTATGCAGATCGCCAATGCAATGGGACCAATGGGTCAATCTTTCCTTAACATCGAGGAAAGTATATCATTTATTGCCGAGAAAATGGGTATTGATCAACGGGTACTAAATACCCCAGAGGAACAACAGGCTATGATGCAACAAATGCAACAAGCTATGATGCAAGAACAGCAACCTATGCCAACTGACCAAACAATAGCAGAGGTAATGCAATGAGTTCTCCAGACGGTTGGGAAGGTATAAGCCAAGCGTTTGTTGAGCCGCCAAAAGCGGACGACCTTGATATTCTTTATGGAAGGGTCTTTAAATCTGAGGAAGGTCAAAAGGTGTTACATCACCTACGACAGATAACTATTGAACAACCTTCTTGGTATCCAGGTGAAGATGCAAGTCATGGTTTTGTTAGAACCGGTATGGCTGAATTGGTACGCCTGATTGAAAAGCGGGTTGATAGGAGTAACAATGTCTGAACAAGCTGAAGTAATCGAAACATCTGAAGATGCGCCCCTGGTTAATTTTCAAAAGCCAGAGGAACAACATCAAGAACAAGAACAGCCATTTCAATTACGGCCAGAAGAAAATGAAGAAGTTGAAATTGACAATGAGCCTATCGAGCGTCCTGATTTTTATCCAGAAAAGTTTTGGGATGATGATGGACCTGATGTTGAAAAGTTGGCAAAAAGTTATGCTGAACTTGAAAAGGCATTTAAGCAAGGCAAACACAAAGCGCCAGATGGTGATTATGAAATTAAAAATCTGGTGGATAATGGCCTCGACCCGGAGGATCCGACCTTCCAGGTATATAATGATTGGGCGCAAAAATACGGTATATCGCAACAAGCCTTTGAAGAGTTGGCCGGTGATATTCTTGGGGCATCAATGGAAGCGGCTGAATTTGCTGACTATGATCGTAAGCAAGAAATGGATAAGCTCGGTGAGCGCGGTCAAGAAAAAATTGCATATCTCGAGCGACACATAACTAAAGCAGCACTAACTAATTCAGAGCGTGAAGCTTTAGCATATAGTCTTAATAATGCTGACGCTATCAATGCAATGACCAAGTTTATTCAGGGTTATACGAATGAAGGCATACCGACAACGCCGGTTGTGGATAGCCCGGAAATGACTAGAGAAGATCTTGCTCAAGCAATTTCAGATCCTCGATGGCAGACAGACGCAGTCTGGCGAACAAAGATTGAAAAACAATGGGCGGCAGCAAATAGCTAGATTTTGTTGCAATCACCACATTTTGCGTGTATAGGCAGATTAAGGGCTAACCGTTGCGCGGCCCCTTGATGCGGTAAACCGCTGGATGGCGCGACCATTTTCGCGCAAGCGACTGCCCGAATTACATCGGCTAACAGTAAGCGTTTTGAGTTGAAACCTAATAGGAGGCTTCTGCTATGGCGCAGAGTATTACTAATGCCTTTGTAACGCTTTTCGATGAGGAAGTTAAACAGGCATACCAAGGCGAAGCATTGCTTCGCGGCACAATGCGGACACGCACAGGTGTCCAGGGTAACACAGTAAAGTTCCCAAAAATCGGTAAAGGTGTTGCAACAGTTCGTGTTCCACAAACTGACGTAACTCCATTGAACGTAACCTATAGCCAGGTTACTGCCACAATGTCTGATTATATCGCAGCTGAATATTCAGATATTTTCCATCAATCACACGTCAACTTTGATGAGCGCCGTGAATTGGTACAAGTTGTTTCAAAGGCGATTGCTCGTCGTATGGATCAGCTTTGCATCGATGCACTTGATGCGGCATCTTCGCCATCAACTGTTGCAACATCTGTTGGTGGTGCGGCTTCAAACATGAACATTGAAAAACTTCGTGCAGCTGCAAAAGCACTGAACGACAACAACGTTCCAGCGGAAGGCCGTCACCTGTTGATGCACTCATCACAACTTGACGCAATGCTAGGTGAAACTGAAATCACATCAAGTGATTTTGCTACCGTCAAAGCGTTGGTTCGTGGAGAAGTTACATCATTCATGGGCTTCAACATTATCACAATGGGTGATCGTGATGAAGGCGGTGTTCCTAAGCCATCAACCCGCACATGCTTTGCTTGGCATCAAGATAGCATGGGTTATGCCGAAAGCATCTCTCAGAAGTCAGAAGTAAACTACATCCCAGAGAAAACATCGTTCCTTGTAAGTTCTATGTTCTCAGCGGGTGCGGTTGCAATTGACGATGAGGGCATCGTTAAAATCAGCTGTACTGAATAAGGAGACTGATACATGGCTTTTTCTAGCACTGGTTTTGGAACCGGGGGTCCATCTAAAAAAGGTAATGCCCCTTGCATCTATACATATCAAACCGCTGACACGATAGCGACTGTAAATACAGAGGGCTATTTCAATGATCTGTCAGATACTCTGGCGGTTGGCGATTTGATTTATGTTGTGTCATCTACTGGCGGCACTCGCGTAAGCACACTTACGCAAGTTCTGTCCAATACTGGCGGTGTTGTTGACGTTGCAGACGGTACGACACTGGCCGCAACGGACGGTGACTAATTATCCCCTGGGGGGCTGGGCAACTGGCCCCCTTCAAACTCTTGGAGGGCTATAATGGCAACTGGCGATACTGATGTAACAATTTGCTCTGATGCCCTTGTCCTTCTTGGCGCGGCTGCAATTACATCTCTGACAGATGGAAGTGATACAGCGGACGCTTGTAATAGACTTTACCCAGATCTTAAAAACCATCTTCTGACAGTCTATCCTTGGAGTTGGAGTCTTAAAAAAGTCCAACTTAGCAAGAATGTAACGGCTCCCGTCAACGAATGGGATAATGCCTTTGACTTCCCAGCGGATCTTATTGGAAGCCCGATAGCTGTTTTTGATAGCAGCGCAAGCGGTACACGCCCAAGACGATATGGATGGGAAATATATGGCACTCAGTTATTTACTAATCTGGATACCATTTACATTGATTATCAGGCAACGGTAACAGAGGCTAATATGCCAGCTTATTTCGTGCGGTTCTTGCGCGTAGCATTGGCTTCAGAGATTGCAATTACCGTAACCGATCAGGCAACAAAAGCAGATTACTTTCGTGCGCAAGCATATGGTTCACCGGGTGAATCTGGTCGTGGCGGGTTGCTGCGTGAGGCAATGAACATTGATGGGCGTGGTCAAGGTACGCAAATTGTGGAGGACTATTCTCTTATTCAGGCGAGGTACTGATGAGAATTACGCAATATCAGTCTAACTTTTCTACCGGAGAAATAGATCCTCTTCTACGGGCCAGAACAGATCTTCAGCAATATCAGAATGCTTTAGAAGAAGCGACAAATGTTGTTGTGCAACCTCAAGGCGGAATTAGTCGTCGGGATGGTTTGGAGTTTGTTTTTGATTTTGGATCGAGCTTTACAGAATTTAAAATTATTCCATTCGAGTTTAGTACAAACGACAGCTATTTATTAGTTTTTGTTGTTGGCCGCATTTATGTTTTTAAAAACAAAAATCTGCAAAGAGATATTAATTCAAGCGGCAATGATTATATTACGGCCTCTGATATTACGGCAGCAATGCTTGATGAGCTTGAATATACGCAAGCTGTAGATACCCTAATTCTTTGCCATGAAGATCTTCAGACAAAACGTCTTGTGCGCAATTCTGATACATCTTGGACGCTTGAGAATCTGCCTCTGACTAATTTGCCACAATATGCTTATGCGCTTGATGAGCATTCTCCTAATTTTACGATTACGCCCAGCGCGACTACTGGCAATATTACAATTACTGCATCCTCTGTAACCACTGATAACGGATCAGCACAGGCTGGTTCTAGCAATACAATTACACTTAAAGCGGCAACATCTTATACATCTAATGATGATCCAAACGGTATGTGGATAACGCTTACAAGTGGAACGGGTGCAGGGCAAGAAAGATATATTACAGATTATGTTGCAGCAACAAAGGTCGCAACTGTCTATCCTGCTTGGACAACGCCCCCAGATAACACAACCAATTATAAAGTTGCAGCGTTTGCGCCATCTGCGGCTAATAACTTCGCTCAAGTTGAAAACACTTTTGGCCGTGTAAAGTATATTTCATATGTCAGCGATACCATAATGAATGCTGTTGTTGAGGTTCCGTTCTTTGACACAAGCGGTGTTGTTGCGGGTAATTGGATCGGTGAATTTGGCTATGAGGATGTTTGGTCAAGCACTAGAGGTTGGCCAAGATCGGCAACTTTTCACGAAGGCCGGTTATACTTTGGTGGCTCTAAGTCCAGACCGAATACTGTCTGGGGTTCTCGCGTTATTGATTATTTTAACTTTGACTCCCATACCGGGCTTGATGATGAGGCTGTTGAAACAACGATCAACACAAATCAACTAAATTCGATTGTAAATATCGTGTCTGGTGCGGATTTGCGTATTTTCTCAACGGGCGGTGAGTTTATTGTTGTTCAATCAGAAGATACACCAATTACGCCAAGTAATTTTTTGGTGCGACCACAAACCCGGCTTGGATCAAAGGCTGGTGTGCCAATTGAAGATTTAAACGGCGCAACGATCTTTGTTCAACGTCAAGGCAAAGCTATCAATGCGTTCCAGTTTGGAAACGATACCCGTTCTTATCAAGTGCAGAACATTGCTTTGCTATCATCTCACTTACTGAATACCCCGGTTGATATTGCTGTAAGAAGATCATCGTCAACAGATGAAGCGGATCGGCTGTTTGTTGTGAATAGTGGCGATGGATCGATGGCGGTATATTCTATCCTTACCGGACAGAATGTCATTGCGCCCAGCAAGTTCACAACTGACGGTGAGTTTATTGCTATAGCTGTTGAA